TTCCCAGAGAAAAAGGTCATTCAGACGTCCCACACGGCAGAATTGGCGGTGGGCTTCGGTCGTAAGGTACGTAACTTGGTTGACTCTGAAGCGTACAAGGCGATATTTCCTGAACTTGGACTACAAGCTGACTCTAAAGCTGCTGGCCGCTGGGCCACAAACAAGGGTGGCGACTACTTTGCGATTGGTATCGGCGGTGCGGTTACTGGTAAAGGTGCTGACTTACTTATTATCGACGACCCGCACTCGGAACAAGAGGCGGCACTAAGCGAAGTTAACCCAGAAATCTACGATAAGACCTACGAGTGGTACACATCTGGCCCTCGTCAGCGTCTACAACCGGGTGGAGCCATCGTCATCGTGATGACAAGGTGGTCAAAGAAGGACTTAACGGGTCAAGTTATCAAGTCTGCGGCGCAAAGAAGCGGCGAAGAGTGGGAAGTGATCGAATTTCCGGCGATTTTGCCGTCTGGACAGCCACTGTGGCCTGAGTTTTGGTCCCTAAAAGAGCTAGAAGCCCTAAAAAAGGAACTTCCGAGTGGCAAATGGATGGCGCAGTACATGCAACAGCCCACATCCGAGGTCTCAGCCATCGTCAAACGTGAATGGTGGCAAGTTTGGGAGCATGAAGACCCACCATATTGTGACTTTACGATACAAAGTTGGGATACGGCCTTCCTAAAACACGAACGAGCGGACTATTCGGCGTGTACGACGTGGGGTGTGTTCTATCAACCCGACGATACGGGGCTTAATCAGGCAAATATTATTCTGTTGAACTGCTTTAAGAAGCGCATGGAGTTTCCAGAGCTTAAAAAAGAGGCATTTGAACAGTGGAAAGAGTGGGGGCCTGATGCGTTTATTGTGGAAGCGAAGGCTTCGGGTGCTCCGTTGATATTCGAGCTACGTGCGATGGGTATTCCAGTACAAGAGTTTGTTCCTACAAAAGGTAACGATAAAATTGCCCGTTTGAACTCAGTTGCTGATATATTTGCATCTGGGAGAGTTTGGGTTCCTAATACACACTGGGCTGAAGAGTTAGTTGAAGAAGTTGCTTCCTTCCCTTCAGGCGAGCATGATGACTTAGTGGACTCTATGACTCAAGCGTTGATAAGGTTTCGTAGGGGTGGCTTCCTCAGATTGCAGTCTGATGAACCAGATGAGATTACGTATTTTAAATCGCGGCGCAAAGCTGCGTACTATTAAGGATAACACATGGCAATCGAAAAAAGTCTATACGCAGCTCCGTTGGGTATACAAGACACGGGCTTAGAGAGTGAGCCTGATATTGAAATTGAGATCGAAGACCCTGAGTCTGTAGAGATTAATATAGACGGGCTAGAGATTGAGCTTCGTAAAGAAGAAAACGAGTTTGATGTCAACTTAGTCGAGAAGCTAGGCGCTGACGAGCTAACTGAGTTAGCTAATGAGTTGCTTGGTGACTTTGAAGACGACGCTAGCTCACGCAAAGATTGGATTCAAACATACGTCGACGGCTTAGAGTTGTTGGGTATGAAGATTGAAGAAAGAACAGAACCATGGGAAGGCGCATGTGGTGTCTACCATCCGCTGCTTAGCGAAGCTATCGTTAAGTTCCAAGCTGAGTTAGTGTCAGAAACATTGCCAGCTTCAGGTCCTGTACGCACACAGATTATTGGTAAAGAAACTCCGGAAAAGAAAGACGCTGCTATGCGCGTCCAAGCGGATATGAACTACCAGATTATGGACGTCATGACCGAGTATCGCCCTGAGCACGAGCGTATGGCTTGGGGTCTAGGTCTAGCAGGTAATGCGTTCAAGAAGGTGTATTACGACCCACACCTACGCCGTCAAGTTTCTATGTTCGTACCAGCTGAAGATTTAGTTGTACCGTACGGTGCATCTAACTTGGAATCAGCACCTCGCATTACTCATGTGATGCGTAAGACAGAGAACGAAGTACGTCGTCTACAGGCTGCTGGCTTCTACGCTGATGTTGATCTAGGTGAACCACAGAATAGTCTCGATGAAGTAGAAAAGAAAATTGCTGAGAAGATGGGCTTCCGTGCCTCAACCGACGACCGCTACAAGCTGTTGGAAATGCACGTTGACTTAGACTTGCCTGGCTTTGAGTCTGAAGATGGCGTAGCTTTGCCATACGTTGTGACTATTGAAAAAGGATCTCAAGAGATTTTATCTATCAGACGTAACTGGAGACCAGAAGATGCAAGTAAACAGAAGCGCACTCACTTCGTTCATTACGGGTATGTCCCAGGATTTGGCTTCTATTGTTTTGGCCTTATTCATCTCATTGGAGCTTTTGCTAAGTCTGGTACTTCTCTCATTCGTCAGCTTGTCGATGCTGGTACTCTCAGTAACTTACCTGGCGGCTTCAAGACTAGGGGCTTACGTATCAAGGGTGATGAGACGCCAACAGCACCGGGCGAGTTCCGAGATGTAGACGTGCCGTCTGGAACAATTAAAGACAACATTATGACTCTCCCATACAAGGAGCCAAGTCAGACATTGTTATCTCTAATGAACCAGATTGTTGATGAAGGTCGTCGTTTTGCTTCCGCTGCGGATATGAAGGTGTCAGACATGAGCGCACAAGCTCCTGTTGGAACAACCTTGGCTATCTTGGAAAGAACATTGAAAGTGATGTCAGCTGTACAGGCGCGCGTCCACTATTCGATGAAACAGGAACTGAAGCTACTTAAAGAGATTATTCGTGACTACACACCAGAAGAGTATCCATACGAGCCAGAAGAAGGCTCCAGACTTGCTAAGCAATCTGATTACGATAACGTGGACGTTATCCCTGTGTCAGATCCTAATGCTGCAACAATGTCACAGAAGGTTGTCCAGTATCAAGCGGCTCTTCAACTAGCCCAAGGTGCTCCACAGCTATATGACTTACCGGTATTACATCGTCAAATGTTAGAAGTTTTAGGCATTAAGAATGCTGAAAAGCTAGTTAAATTGGACGAGGACCAGAAGCCAACTGACCCAGTAACTGAAAACATGAACCTCATCATGCAAAAACCAGTTAAAGCGTTCTTGTACCAAGACCATCAGGCTCATATCGCCGTTCACATGGCCGCTATGCAAGACCCTAAGATTATGCAGTTAATCGGTCAAAGCCCATTTGCACAACAGATATCCAGTGCGGCGCAAGCGCATATTGCGGAACACTTGGCTTATGAGTATCGCAAGCAGATGGAACAGTTGATGGGTACCGCATTGCCTATGCCAGACAAGATTAAGGAAGACGGCATTCCAGAAGGTATGGAAGTTCAGATTTCTCAGTTGGCGTCACAGGCAGCTCAACAGTTGTTGCAGCGCAACCAACAAGTGGCTCAGCAGGAACAAGCTCAGCAACAGATGCAAGACCCGCTGGTACAGATGCAACAGCAGGAATTGGCTATCAAGCAAGGTGAGCTAGAGCGCAAGAAGGTTAAAGACATGCTAGACGCAGCAGCTAAAGCCTCACAGATTGAGGTAGAAGAAGCTCGCATCGATGCTCAGAAAGAAATCGCAGGACTTCAGGTTGGTGCCAAAACAGCAGCCCAGAAGGAAGACCTCAGTATGAAAGGTCAACTAGAAGGCTTAAGAGTTGGTGTAGATATTGCCAAGTCTATGGCCGCCGGAGAGCAACAAACCCCACAACAACCGACAAAAGGTGAATGATGGATGTAATAGACGTTCTTGTACAAGAACTAGATGGAAAGGTAGAACAACTCAAAGATGCACTGGCTTCAGGAAGGTCGGCGTCATTTGAAGAGTACAAACACATGTGTGGTGAGATTCGAGGTCTGCTAACCGCACGTGGATACGCATTAGACCTCAAACAACGAATGGAGAACTCTAATGAGTGAAATCCTTATCGGCTCAAACCCCGATAACCCGCAAATAGTAGGCGCTTTTAACTTTGAAGCTTCAGACGCTGAGAAAGGTAAGCAGCTACCAAAACCATCTGGATACCGTATTTTGTGCGCAATCCCAGAACAAGAGAAAGAGTTCGACAGCGGCATTATTAAAGCTGACACAACTATTCATTACGAAGAATTATTAACTACGGTTCTATTTGTGGTTGATATGGGACCTGATTGTTACAAAGATGCTAGCCGTTTCCCGACTGGCCCTTGGTGCAAAAAAGGTGACTTTGTATTGGTTAGACCAAACGCTGGAACACGCCTAGTTATTCATGGCCGTGAGTTCAGAATCATTAATGACGACTCGGTTGAAGGCATTGTCGACGACCCACGTGGCATTAAACGCAAATAAGGAGTAAGACATGGCTGAATATATGGAAGAATTTAAGTTTCCAGATGAAATTGAGGCTGAAAAAGCCGCTGAAGCTAAGGTTTCTGCTAAGGAAAACGACGATAACAGTGTAGAAATTGACATTGAAATCGAAGATGACACCCCTACGCAAGACCGTGGACGCGAGCCTTTGCCCAAAGATATTGTGGAAACTCTTGAAAAAGACGAGTTGGATGAGTATTCCGAGAGCGTCAAAATAAAGATGAAGCAGTTAAAGAAGGTGTGGAACGACGAACGTCGTGAGAAAGAAGCCGCCCTTCGTGAGCAACAAGAAGCTATTGTGCTAGCGCAGCGGGTACTAGAGGAAAACAAAAAGCTCAAAAGCCGTCTATCTGAGGGCGAAGAGACTTTAGTAAGTACTTATAAAGGTGCTGCTGAGCAAGAGTTAGCTCTTGCTAAACGTGAGTACCGTGAAGCCTATGATTCTGGTGATATTGACCGCATCGTTGAAGCTCAGGAGAAGTTAACTGACGCTAAAATGAAAATGTCTCGTGCAGAAACTTATCAACCAGTTTACAAAGAAGCTTTACAAGAAGATAATTTTGATGTACAAATACAACAACAGACTAAAGCACCTGGTCCTAGTAAGGCAGTCGCAGAGTGGCAAGAGCGAAACGACTGGTTTGGTAGAGATGAGGAAATGACTGCGTTAGCCCTAGGTTTACACGAGAAATTGGTTAAATCTGGAGTGCAAGCAGAGTCTAGAGAGTATTTCAGCGCCATTGACAAAACAATGCGCAAGCGCTTCCCAGAGCAATTTGAGGAAGAGCAAGAGGAAGAAGTAAAAAACGAAGAGCCTAAAACTCAACGTACAAAACCTAGCACGGTAGTAGCTCCGGCGACACGCAGTACGTCGTCCAAGAAAGTTAAGTTAAAGCAATCACAACTTGCAATAGCTAAAAAACTTGGATTAACCCCAGAGCAATACGTTCGTGAACTTATGAAAATGGAGGCCTAAAATGGCTGAAAACAGATTGACTAGAGAACTAGAAACTCGTGCAACCAAAGAGCGTCCAAAGCAGTGGATGCCAGCGGACTTGCTTCCTGAACCGGATAAGCAAGCGGGTTTTGCGTACAGATGGATTCGTGTTTCAACTTTGAACAACGCTGACCCTCGCAACCTTTCAGCAAAAATGAGAGAAGGCTGGGAGCCTGTTCGTATTGAAGAACAACCAAAATTTAAACTGCTAGCTGATCCAAATAGTCGATACAAAGACAACATTGAGATTGGCGGATTATTGTTATGCAAGACTCCAGAAGAGTTTGTGGAACAGCGTAATCAACATTACGCAAACGTTACCGAATCTCAGACAAGAGCTGTGGACAATAGTTTTATGAG